AAGTCTTTTCTAGCATCATCTTGTGTGCCTTTTTTGCCATACCTATTTGCATACTTGTCAACATTGCCCATACAAAATCCTGTGCCGTGTCCTCTATCAATTATAACCTCAGTTGACTGAAACTTATTTGTAGAATAATGTCCGTCATACGTTTTATCAATGTACTTCGAAAATTCTTCAATATATTTGTTTTCGTCAAATTTATAGTTAATAGCCATATGCATTCCTTTTTATTTTATAATAGAGTAATTTTACAAAAAAGTCAATAGAAAAATGCGTGTATTACTTGTTTAAAACCATCAAATTTCACCAAATCAGCTAAATAATAGTAATAAAGAATTGACCCATAGGAGAATTAAAATGGCTTTAACATCACCAGGTGTACAGGTTAGCGTAATAGACGAGAGTTTCTACACTCCAGCTGAACCAGGTACAACACCTATCATCTTTGTAGCAACTGCTCAAGACAAACTAAATGGAGCAGGAACCGGTATTGCTCCAGGCACAACAGCAGCCAACGCTGGAAAAGTATTTTTGATGACATCTCAAAGAGATTTAGTAGAAACATTTGGAGATCCAGCTTTCTACACAGATTCAAACAATAATCCAATACACGGTGGAGAGCAAAATGAATACGGCTTACAAGCTGCATATTCATATCTAGGTGTAAGCAACAGAGCTTATATTGTTAGAGCTGGTGTAGACTTAGCAAACATATCAGCAAGTGCAACACCAACTACTGCAAATCCAGTAGACGGTACTTGGTGGTTTGATACACAAACATCATTGTTTGGTATTCAGGAATGGAACTCAGCAGCAGTAACAACAACAGGTGGACAAACTTTTGCAAATAAAACACCTATTGTAATTACAGACAAAACACAACTTGTAGGCGGATCAGCAACAGGTGCACCAAAAGGGTCAGTTGGTGTAGTTGGTGATTATGCTGTGAGAGCTACAACCACAACATTAAAAACATATTACAAAAACAAAAGCGGAGCGTGGGTAGAAGTAGGTAGCGCTCTTTGGAAGAAGAGTTGGCCATCAGTAACAAGTACAGCCGGTGGAACAACTGGCACAGGTGAAACATTCACAGTAAATGGTACCACTGTTACTACATCAGGCACATCACTATCAACAATGGCGTCAGACATAACTGGTGCAAATGTTGCAGGTGTAAGTGCTAGTGTTATTGATAATAAACTAGAAATTTATAACGATGGTTCAGGTCAAGATACTGTTGTACTTGCAGACGGCACAGGCACACCTTTAGCTGATGTAGGTATTACAGCAGGTACATATCACAACACTGCATTACAAATTGCACCACATACAAGTGTTCCAGAATACAAGTCAGGCGATACAAGTCCAAGACCATCAGGTAGCTTGTGGATTAAGACTACAGAACCAAATCTAGGTGCAAGCTGGAAAATACGTAGATGGAACGGCTCAACCGAAACTTGGGACCTATCATCTTCACCAATTTACACAGACAATGCAACAGCAATTCAAAAACTAGATAATGCAGGCGGTGGTGCTAACTTAGCAACTAACGCAGTTTATATCAAGTATAACGCTGCAAACGATACACCAGAACTAGCATCTTACTATGTATATTACAGAGCTAGTGCAGGTGCAACAAGTGTAATTTCTAACAAAGTTACAGCAACTACATTCAGCTCAGGTCCATTAACATTTACAGTAAGCGAGTCATTAAAAGGCAACGCAACAATGACAACACCTGTAACAGCATCATTTACAGCAACAGGTGCAGTAACAGACGCTGATTTAATGGCAGAAGCAGTTAACAACTTAGGATTAGTAAACGTTTCAGCAACTGTAGATAGTCAAAACAGAGTTACTATTTCACACAGACTAGGTGGAGAAGTAAACTTAGTTGACACAGACAATGCATTGACAGCAGCAGGTTTTGTACCAGGCACAACTGCTAACTTATATTGGCAGCCAGGAGAAGACGGCAGCAACCCAGAAAAACTAACTGCATCATTATGGAAAGGCTTGATGTACACAGCAAGTGCAAATGCACCTACTGCATTAGCAGCAGACGGAGCATTATGGTACAGTAGTGTAATTGACGAAATTGATATTATGATTCACGATGGTACTAAGTGGGCTGGTTATCTAAATGCTGATTCACCAGTTTACAATGCAACTCCATCACTAGCACCAAGTGCAGCAGGACCGATTGTAAGTGCATCAGAACCAGATAATTCAAGTCGTCCAGATGGTAACAACCTAGTAACTGGTGATATTTGGATTAGCACAGCTGATTTAGAAAACTTTCCAAAAATTTATGTGTACAATGCTGCATTGACAGGTAACAAGTGGGTGTTGTTAGATAACACAGATCAAACAACTGAAAACGGTGTACTATTTGCAGATGCACGTTGGAGTACAAACGGAGGTACTGCTGCTTCACATCCAGAAGGTGACATTGCAGATCTTATTGCAAGTAACTTTGTAGATACAGATTGCCCAGATCCAGCACTATATCCAAAAGGTATGTTGCTATGGAATACACGTAAGAGCGGATTCAATGTTAAGAAATTTGTACGTAATTACGTAGATCTAGGCGGTGTAAATGTACGTATGGGTGAAGCAAGTATGGCAGATTACTATCCACATCGTTGGGTAACAGAATCAGCTAACAATGCAGATGGCTCAGGTGCATTTGGTAGAATTGCACAGCGTAAAGTTGTTGTACAAGCATTACAATCAATGATTAATAGCAATGACGATATCAGAGATGATGAGTCACGCATTTACAACTTGATTGCAACACCAGGTTATCCAGAACTAATTGGTGAAATGATTAGCTTGAATGCAGATAGAGGACTAACAGCATTTGTAGTAGGTGACTCACCAATGCGTTTGACACCAGATGCAACATCATTGAACAACTGGGCAACTAACCAAGCACTAGCACCAGAAGATAACGATGATGGACTAGTAACACGTGATGAATACTTAGGTGTTTACTATCCAAGTGGTTTCACAAGTGACAATGCAGGCAACAATGTAGTTGTTCCTCCAAGTCATATGGTACTACGTACAATGGCTCTAAACGATCAAGTTGCATTTCCTTGGTTTGCACCAGCAGGTACTAGACGTGGTGGCGTAAACAATGCAACAGCAACAGGTTTTATAAACGGCGAAGGCGAGTTTGTAAGTGTTGCATTGAACGAAGGTCAAAGAGATACACTGTATCAAAACAATGTAAACCCAATTACATTCCTAACAGGAGCAGGGCTAGTTGTATTTGGACAGAAAACTCGTGCAAGAGCTGCAAGTGCTTTGGATAGAGTAAACGTTGCAAGACTTACTGTTTACTTACGTAGTCAGCTTAATCAACTTGCAAAACCATACTTGTTTGAACCAAATGATAAAATCACACGTGATGAAATCAAACAGCAAGTTGAAAGTTTAATGATTGAACTAGTTGGACTTAGAGCACTTTATGACTTCTTAGTAGTATGTGATGAAACAAACAACACACCTGCTAGAATTGATAGAAATGAGCTATATGTAGATATTGCTGTAGAACCAGTAAAAGCAGTTGAATTTATCTACATTCCACTACGTTTGAAAAACACAGGAGAAATAGCAGGCTTATAATCATTAAGTAGGGTGTTATTGATTTAACATCCTACAATGATAAATACTTGTAGATAGGAGTTTATATATGGCAATCTCAACACTCACAAATATTACAGTGCCTTTGGCAAATGATACAAGCGCAACCAATCAAGGTTTGCTTATGCCAAAGCTACAATATCGTTTTAGAATTACACTAGAAAATTTTGGTGTGTCAAACGAAACACAAGAACTAACAAAACAAGTTATTGATGCAAGTCGTCCAACTATTAGTTTCGAAAATCAAGAACTACACGTTTACAACAGTAAAGTAAATATTGCTGGTAAGCATAGTTGGAATGAAGTTACAGTTAACTTACGTGACGATGTAAATGGTAATGTTTCTAAACTAGTTGGTGAACAACTACAGAAGCAATTCGATTTCTTCGAACAAGCAAGTGCTGCATCAGGTATTGATTACAAATTTACACAGCGTTTAGAAATACTAGATGGTGGTAACGGTGTAAATGCTCCAAACGTATTAGAAACTTGGGAAATTTATGGCGCATATCTAACATCAGTAGATTATGGTTCAGTTGCTTACGCAAGCAGCGATCCAGTAACTGTTGCACTTACAATTATGTACGACAACGCAATCCAAACACCAGTTGGAACAGGCGTTGGATCAACAGTAGCAAGAAATGTCAGCAGCCTTTCAACAGGTGGCGGCAGCTAATAATTAAAAAAGAGATTGCACGAAAAGGAGTCTTTATGGCTCCTTTTTTTATTATATACGTGTATTAATAAAGTGATAAATACGTTATGAGTAAGTTTAACGGATTCTTTGATAATTTTACAAGTGCCTTAGGAAACCCTAAAGGTAATATGGGCGATTATGCACACGCCAGTGCATTGTATGTACGCAATAATTTACGTTTAGCACCAAACTTTAAATTCCTCTACCACGTTGTATTTGATATTAATCAAACTGCATTAGCAAGTTTAGGAAATGCAGCAGGACAATTGTTAAACAAAAAAGAATTTAATCTACTTGTGCAAACAACAGATTTACCTAGTTATACTTTAAATACAGATACAAAAAATCAGTACAATAGGAAAAAAGTTATACAAACAGGATTGAGATACGATCCTATTACTATGATATTCCACGATGACAACGCAGGCTTAACAACATTGTTATGGGAATGTTACTTCAGATATTACTATCAAGATCCAAACTATGCAAGAAAAAATGCAATAGGACAGCCTGATACTACTGTGCCTTTGCAATACATTAATAATCCTGATAATATATACGGCAGCGATATAAGAAATAATTATAGATACGGCTTAGATAAAACAAGACCGACTGCTCCTTTTTTCAATAGTATTACAATTAATCAATTACACGGTAATAGTGGCGAAAGCACGTTTACTAGTTACACAATAATTAATCCATTGATAACAAGTTTAAGACACGATACACTTGAACAAAATTCTTCTAACTTTACCAAAAATGAAATGCAACTTGAATACGAATCTGTAATGTATGGCAGAGGATTGACAACAGAAGACAATCCAGCTGGCTTTGCAGATCCATCGCATTATGATGTAACACCAAGTCCTTTATCAATTGAAGGAGGAGGTACAAATAATTTATTTGGTGATGGCGGTATATTAAGTGGTATTACATCTGTGTTTAAGGATATAGAAAATAACAATATAAATGTTGGCACAGTTTTAACAGGTATAAACAGTATTAGAAACATTGATAATCTTTCTAACAACAGTTTGCAAGCAGAAAAAGATGCAATACTAGATGGAGTTCTTGCACAGTTTTCTCTTGCAGCAATTAATGGTTTAGCAAACACTGTATTTCCATCAGCACAAACAGCATCAACAACTTCGTCACAACAAATATCAGATACAAATACAAACATATTCAACTTGTCACGTAATGATGCACTAGATTTTTTAAATAACAATCAGCAAGCAAAAGACGATTTTGCATTTAGAAATTTGTATTTTAATCAACAGCAAGCTGGTAACTTAAATGATAGAAAAGCAGCGTGGAATAATTTGAGTAGAGCACAAAAAGATGCATTTGGACAAGTTGCAATAGATAATTTTGATAACATAAGGAATGCACAATGAGTTATAACAAAACAGACATAAGTGGTGTATCAAACAATACTGATAGTGCAGGCGAAGTAAAAGAATTTTTCAACAAGTATTTTACAAAACAAATAAGTTATACATCAAATCAAGTTGATAGCGTTGTTGGCTTTTTTGAAAAAAGAGGTTTTGAAAAACAAAGTGCTATTGCTGTTTCAACAGTTATTTTACAACAGGCTGCATTAGAAAAAACACCTGTGTATACTATTCTTGATACACTAAAAGGTTTGACAGAAGTTCAAATCAGCAAACTTGTAACAACAATAATCAATGTTAATAGAAGTAAATCAAGTGCATTAGGTTATCAAATATTACCACTAGTGCAAAGTAGAGAAGCTAGAAATATTGTATTGTAATGGCACGTTTTGCACAAGGAAAGTATGCCCTTAAAAATCCTGACAAATACATAGGGGGTAGAACACCTACTTATAGAAGCAGTTGGGAATATGCTTTTATGCGTATGTGTGACACAAATCAAAGCATTTCTAAATGGGCAAGCGAAGCAGTAAAAATACCTTATAGAAATCCATTAAGTGGAAAATATACAATTTATGTTCCTGACTTTTTTATAGTGTATGTAGATAGAACAGGCAAACAAAAAGTAGAACTAATAGAAGTTAAGCCAGCAAATCAAACGACATTAGAAAGAGCAGGGCGTAGTAGAACTAATCAATTACATTATGCAGTTAATCAAGCAAAATGGTCAGCAGCAAGAGCATATTGTAAACAAAAAGGTATGATGTTTAGAGTTGTTAATGAAGGAGATATATTTCATCAAGGCAAACGTAGATGATAATATATTGTGCAGCTGATCCTGTATACTTTGATCTTTATTTTGATTTATGGAATAAGCAATTAAATAAATTTTACAATAATGACAAAGTAATTGCATTATATAAACCAACCAAAAGCGCAGTACAAAAATGTAAAGACTGTAAAGTAGAAAGTGTAGATGTTACACATTTGCTTCCACCTAATCCAAAACGTGAACATTTCTATTTAATGCGTTGGCTAAGTTTACCCTACTATAAAAAAGCAAATATACTTTGTACACAAATAAATTGTTTAGCAGTTAAGAAACAAAACTTTCCTAAAATTACTGTAGAACAATGGCGTATACAAAGACAAAAAAGAGGATACTTAGGAGGAGTGTCAGCAAGTATATTCACATCTAATGCTGCAAAAAAAGTTGTAGAAAAAGCAAAAACAATGTTGACCAATCCGCCTACAACAGATCACCCAATGAATATTTGGCAAATAGAAAATCTAACACAATATCAACACAAAAGTGAACAGCAACTTAAAACAGAAAACAAACAAGAATTGAAAGATTATACACATTGGATTACTGCTAGAACTAGCACAGTGTGGACAGCACAACAAAAAATAAATGCACTGCTGAATAATATTTGACTAAATAATAGTAGCATATAATGGAAAAATGTTATGACTAAAAAATTAGAAGATTTATTAAATATCGCACCAGACGACATCAAAGAAGAAAATACAGAAAAAGCAAAAAATGCTATTGTAGAACAAGAAGATACATTTAGAGATATTGCAGACTTTGATAAAATAGCAAGTGCATTACCTGCTGTAAAAGGTTTAGGCGATATGGCTGATAACGAACTAAACGAAGTAGCCAATAAAGCAATGACTGCATATGATGACTTGATGGATTTAGGAATGAATGTTGAAAGTCGTTACAGTGGGCGTGTGTTTGAAGTTGCTGGTACAATGCTTAAAACATCATTAGATGCAAAAGTTGCAAAACTTGATAAAAAACTCAAAATGGTTGAACTACAACTTAAAAAAGAAAAAATGGATAAGGACGGTGGTGTAGCGCCTGATGGTATTGTTAACGGCGAGGGTTATGTTGTTACTGATAGAAATAGTCTACTTGAACGCCTAAAAGGTTTAGATAAAGATAAATAGTATATAATAGGAATACAATTATGAAAAGTTTTACAGAATACTTAGCCGAATCAAAGAAAGTATATTCTTTTAAAGTAGGCGTAGCAGGTGAATTACCTGAAAATTTTGAAGATCATATGGAACGTGGATTGCAAAAGTTTGGTGTTGGCAAAATGTCAGCAGGCAAAAAAACACCAATTCAAGAACGTCCACTAGATTTTCCACAGTTGGAAAACACAGAAGTACATTACTACGAAGTAGATTTGATGTACCCAACAACTAGTAGAGTATTACAAGAATACTTAGGTAGTGTTTGCAAAGTTCCACAAAGCCACATAATTGTACGTAATCCACAAGAACCACAAGAACTTTATCAACAAGAAAAAGAAGACGAAGAGTATGTTGCAAAACTTACACAAGAAGATATGGGTGGCGAAAGTGGGCAAGCCGATGTTGGAGGTTCAAGAGTAATGGACTTACTTAAAGAATTAGAAGCATCTCGTAAAGATAGAGATACTGCTACTATGGAGGATGTACCAACTGGAGAAAGCAAAGATATTGGCGACACAGAAAATAGTAAGGCGGTGTTATCATGAGCGACAAAGAACAATTAAATGAAGTAGCACCACTTGTAGCAGCCCTAATAGGCGCTCTCGTTGGTATGGGCTTAGAAAAAAATAAAGCAAAAAGAGCAGCAGCAAAAGCAGTTGATGATGCAAAAACAGGTAACTGGAAAAATCCAGATGCGCCAGGTGGAGCACCAGCAGCAAGAACAACCGGTGTTGTAGTAAATGGAAAAATTACTAGAAGTGGGCCACAAGTTAAAAGACTACAACAATTGTTGTACGGTAAAACAACTGGTCCAGAAATTGACGGTAAGTTTGGACCAAACACAGAAAAACGCCTAAGGACATTTCAAAAAAATCAAGGTTTGAAAGTTGACGGCATTGCTGGTAAGAATACTATTGCTAAGTTGAATAGAATGCAGGCTGATAGCAGTGATACTTTAGGTAACATTCCAAAAGCAAAAACAAAAACAGCAAAAATAATGAAATCAAATGAACCAGTAATGGCTGGTTACGGAGAAGGAACAGATATGTCAGATGACAATCAAATAAATGAAGAAATTACTATCTCAGGTAGCGCAGATGACTTGATCCGTATGATGCAGTTAGCAGGTGCCGAAGGTGCAAAAGCAGTAGATGCAAGCGATATTAATCCAGCACCAGAAACACCTTGTGGTGCAAGTAAGCCAGAACCAGATATGGGCGATATGGTAAGAATGATGTCTGCTACAGAAGAAGATGATGGCCCAATGGGTGACGAATATGATGACGAACCAAGTGCGCCAGACGAAGTATATTCTAATGATGTAAGTGCAAGTATTCCGCACGGTGATGATTTACATAAGAAGAAAAAATCATATCCAAAAGCAGCAGGCGGTGATAATCCAATGGCACTTGAAGATGAACTACGTGCAAAACTTAGTGCAGCATTAGAAGCAAAGAAAAAGTAAAACGAATCCCCCCAGAACTCAATAGCGCCTTCGGGCGCTAATTTTTTGATTAAATACGTTATGAGTAAAAGTTTAGACGGCGTATTAGTCAAAAAAGCAAACAAGCAAGAAACATTTACAAATAATCAAGTTGAAGATCTAATGCAATGTATGGATCCTGACACTGGATATTTGTATTTTGCACGAAAGTTTGCACACATACAACACCCTGTACAAGGAAAGTTATTGTTTGATCCTTATGAATATCAATTAGGATTGTTACATAGCTATCATAGTTATAGATTTAACATTAATATGATGCCACGACAAACAGGTAAAACAACGTGTGCAAGTATATACCTTGCTTGGTATGCAATGTTTGTACCAGATCAAACAATATTAATTGCAGCACACAAATACACAGGTGCGCAAGAAATTATGCAGCGTATTCGTTATGTTTATGAACTATGTCCTGACCATATTCGTGCAGGTGTTACAAGTTATAATAAAGGTAGTATTGAGTTTGAAAACGGTTCTCGTATATTAAGTCAAACAACAACTGGAACTACTGGACGTGGTTTATCTATTTCATTACTATACTGTGACGAGTTTGCGTTTGTGCAACCAAATATTGCAGAAGAATTTTGGACTTCAATATCACCTACACTAGCAACAGGTGGTCGTGCTATTATTACTAGCACACCTAATTCAGATGAAGATACGTTTGCAACAATTTGGAAGCAAGCTGAACAAAAGTTTGACGAACACGGCAATGAGCAAGAAGTAGGTGTAAATGGTTTTCACGCATTTATGGCACATTGGAGCGAACATCCAGATAGAGATGACAAATGGAAAGTAGATGAAATTGGACGTATTGGCGAGGAAATGTTTAGACGTGAATACGAGTGTGAATTTTTAGTATTTGATGAAACACTAATCAACAGTTTGAAACTTGCAGTAATGGAAGGTGTAAACCCTAAATTAAATATGGGCCAAGTGCGTTGGTACAAAACACCAACTGCTGATAAAAATTATACTGTTGCACTTGATCCTGCTATGGGCACAGGAGGAGACAACGCTGCAATACAAGTTTTGGAACTGCCATCATATGAACAGGTAGCAGAATGGAAACATAATCTAACTGCAATACCTGGACAAGTTAGAGTTATGAGAGATATTTGTAAGTATATTGCTGACACTACTAAAAGCGAAGGAAGTAATGTATATTGGAGTGTAGAAAACAACGGTATAGGCGAAGCAGCATTAATAGTAATACAAGACTTTGGTGAAGAAAATATACCAGGACTTTTTATTAGTGAACCTATACGTAAAGGACACGTTCGTAAATTCCGCAAAGGTTTTAACACAACACACGGAAGTAAAACTACAGCCTGTGCAAGATTAAAAACAATGATTGAAAATGACAAACTAATAATTAGAAGTAAGCCTTTGATTACAGAGCTAAAAGGCTTTATTGCTACAGGCAGTAGTTTCCAAGCAAAACCAGGTAACACTGATGACTTAGTTAGTGCATTAATTTTAACACTAAGGATAATAAACGTAATGAAAGATTGGGATCCTAATGTATATAATACATTTACACAAGTAGATCACGAAGAGGATTACGATATGCCAATGCCGATCTTTATAAGCAGCAATTAGATAAATAACAAGTATGATGAATTTAGATGTAATAGCAGAACAACTGTTTAATTCAGTAAAAGGTCGCTTTGGCAATTTGACAATTGGCGATGATAAAGGCGATGTGACTAATGTTCCAAAAGAAGCAAGATTTTTTGATTTTGATTTTGGTCCACAGGATCAACCTATTGGAAAAGTAAGTGTTAGTTTAGATGAAGAAAACGGAATTGTTATTATATACAACAAAGATATGATTGACGAAAATTACGGTCAACATAAAAATGATTGGTTTGCCTTTTTGAAAGATATGAGAATGTTTAGTAAAAGAAGGTTACTTAAATTTGAAGTTAGAGATATTACACGTTCAAACCTACAAAAAAGAGATTACAAATTCTTAGCAACAAATCGTCCCGGAGATAATACAATGTCAGAATCAAAAATGTATGGAAATCATAAAACAAGTTTCCAAAAGTTTGGAACAGCAAAACTTTCTATTAAGCACAATGGTACAATTGGTGAAGGTGAAAGCAGAACTAGCAAGATTGGTTCATTGTTTATTGAAACTGCTGAAGGTGAAAAATTTAAATATCCATTTAAACATTTGAGTGGTGCAAGAGCATTAGCTACACACATAGGTGAAGGTGGACACGCATATGATGATTTTGGTAAGCACATTACGGGACTAAGTGAAGAATTATCAAAGCTAAGAAAATTTAACCAGTATTTGAATCGTAGTACAGTAATGGCAGAAACACTTAAAAAATACAGCGGCAGTGTTAAGGAACGTATGACACATATCAAAAAAGAAATTGCTAATTTACAAAAGCCATCTTTTTACGCCGAAGCTGTTAAAAATTATGTTGTTCCTGTAATGGAAGAAGTACCAAGTGAAGTTGCTGAAAACTGGATCGATCAACTTACAATCAAACAGTTCAATGAAGAACTAAAAGATGTGTTTCCATATATTTACAATTTAGTAAGTGAAGCAACACTAGCAGAAACAATTACACCTGAAAGTTTTTTTGAAGCTGAAGAAGATACATATCATAAAGTATCACCTGGTGAAACTCTTACAAGTATTGCACAGAAATATGCAGACCATTTTCCAGGCGGAGTGCAGCAAGGTGTTGAAGAAATACAAGATGCAAATGGTATAGCAAATCCAAAACTTATACAAGTCGGACAAGAATTAGTTATTCCAAGAGTAACATCAGAACCAGTAACCATAGGCGGTATGAAAGGTGGCAGCACTAGAGGCATTGACCCTAAAGACAATTATAGTGCAGCAGATTTCAAGCGTCTAACAAATCCTAGTATGGAATCTGCATTTGAAGCAGCACTTGAATCATTAATGGGACAGTTCGCAGAGTCACTGAATGAAATGAAGTGCGATTGTCCTGATCCAAAGTGTGATGATCCTAAAAATCATATAGACGAAAATGAAGGTAACGCATATGCACACGCTGTAAGACAAGCAAAAATGAACGGCAAGAAAAAAGGCGATAAAATTCCACATCCAGACAAAGACGAAGATGACATTGTAATTGAAAAAGATAAAACACCATTAGGCGAATTTATTCTAAGTTATTTTGACAGAGAAAATGGAACATTTCCAAAAGGCCCAACAGCCGTACTTACTATGGTCGAAAAAGAATACGGAGAAAAATTTGTAAGGCCGGCACTAGAGTTCATAGAACGCATCGACGCAAAGGTCGCAGAGGTAATGGGATACAAAGAGGCTGATGACAATGATATTCTAAAAACATTAGGCCCTGCAATAAGAGATCGATTTATGACTGATCCTGATGAAAAGAAGTTAAAAGTCATTATGCATAAACACAAAGGTAATCCAAATGCAATGGCCCAAGCAGCTATGGACTTGTATGCAGATGATCCAGATTTTAAAAAATGGTGGAAAAGCGGAGGCCAACACGGCGAAACAGGTCAGGCTTTTATGAAAGCATCAGGATTAGGAGAAAACATAGAAGAAGGTAATTTGCAGCCAGGAGATATGGAACTTCTAAAACCAATGTTAAAAATTGACGATCCAGATACTCTAAGAATGTATGCTAAAAATATAATGGCAAAATACCCACATCTTAAAGATAATGTTAAAAGATTAATGGGCGAAGGTAAATCAGAAGGCGATGCATATTACATTATGACACACGCTAAGGAATTGGCAAAAGATGATGGACTAGATCCATTTAATTTATCATATGGAACATTAACAGATTATATCAAAAAGGCAAAAAAACTACGTGGTATAGACGAAGAATTTACAAGAATTCAAAAGTTAGCAGGTTTAAGTTAATCTGCTAACTATTTGAAAATTTTGTCAAAAAAGTAGTTGACAAGATAAATAACATTGTGTAGTATTAATAATATGTGCTACACATTAAAGGCACAGAAGACATAGGCAAATATAAGGAGGCATAACTATGGCATCATTAGCAGAAATTAGAGCAAAGCTCAAAGAACAAGAAGCCGGCGCTGGCGGACAACGAACAGGCGGCGGTGATAACGCAATTTACCCATTTTGGAATATGAAAGAAGGCGAGCAAGCAACGCTACGCTTTTTGCCTGACGGCGATGATTCAAACACTTTCTTTTGGAAAGAACGTTTGATGATCAAACTTCCATTTGCTGGTATAAAAGGTGAAACTGATTCACGTCCAGTACAAGTACAAGTTCCTTGTATGGAAATGTATGGTGAAAGTTGTAATATACTTTCTGAAGTACGTGGTTGGTTTAAAGATCCATCATTAGAAGATATGGGTCGTAAATATTGGAAGAAGCGTTCTTATATCTTCCAAGGTTTCGTTGTAGATGATCCATTGAAGGAAGATTCACAACCAGAGAATCCAATTCGTAGATTCATTATTGGTCCACAAATTTTCCAACTAATCAAGGCAGCACTTATGGATCCTGATATGGAAGAACTACCAACAGATTATACTGCTGGTGTAGACTTTAGATTATCAAAGGGTACAAAAGGTGGTTACGCAGATTATGGCGCAAGTAATTGGGCACGTAGAGAGCGTCCACTAGGTGATGCAGAGATGGCAGCAGTGAATAATCACGGCTTGTTTAATCTTAATGATTTCCTTCCTAAAAAGCCAGGGGAAGTCGAAGTAAAAGTTCTTACAGAAATGTTTGAAGCTTCAGTAGATGGCGAAGCATATGATGCTGAGAAATGGAGTCAATATTTCCGTCCAGCAGG